ACGATTTAGTCCATGTAGAGATAAAAGGGACAACTCAATAATGATTATAATAGTCCCTAGAGTACGATACTTCCACCAAACAACATCATGTAGATATATGGTGTTCTATGGCTAGAACAAGTAAAAAGAGCAAAGCTCAAGTAAATAAGCAACTCTGGGAAAGAGCAAATAACAGCCATCGTCAAAGATGGCAAAGTTTGTCTCAAAAAGGTTACGATTTTTACCTAAATGAGCAACTATCTAAGGATGAGAAAGACCAGTTAGAAGAATCTGGTATGCCTACGTTTACTATCAATAGGGTAACTCCTATTATAGAAATAATGAAATACTTCGTAACTGCTAATAATCCTAAGTGGAAAGCAGTTGGAGCAACCGGAGATGATGTAGATATAGCCCAAGTACACTCTGATATAGCTGATTACTGTTGGTATCTATCTAATGGTAAGTCTCTTTATAGTCAAATTTCCTTAGATGCATTAACTAAAGGTATTGGATATTTCTTAGTAGATGTAGACAAAGATGCAGATCGTGGTATGGGAGAAGTAAGGTTTAGCCGTATAGACCCGTATGATGTATTTGTAGACCCATCTAGTAGAGATTTCTTGTTTAGAGATGCTACTTTTGTTATGGTGAGAAAAAATATATCTAGGTCTAGACTTATTAATATGTTGCCAGAACATGAAGCTAGAATAAGAAAAGTATCGAGAGGGACAGATGTTATATCAATGTCTGAAAGAGATGTAGACTTATCTGAATCAGTACAACCTGAAGATATAACAATGGGTATTAATCTAGATGCGGAAGATGATGATATTATCCCATACTATGAAGTGTATTCTAAAAAGAAGTTCCCTTACAGGAATGTCTATATTAGAATAAAGCCGACTCCAGCTGAAATGGAGAATATAAAAGATCAGGTCGATAAGCAATTAGAGCAATTTAGAAAAGAGACAGAAGTTCAGTTAATGGAGAAAGAACTGCAGCTTCAGCAGGCTGTAGAAGCTGGTGAAATCATACTTGAGAGAGCTAGTTTAGAACTAGATAAAGCAAGAGAAATGGCAGCTCAGGCTTTAAAAGAGCAAGAGATGCAATTAATGTCTCAACTGCAAGACGCAGCTTCTAAGGTAACTCAACAAATAATGTCTGAGAAGGATTTTTTAATACTTGAGAAAAACCCAGAAGCAAATAAAAATATTATTGATTCTATCAAATTTCATGAGAATCGCATTATACAAACCTGTAGTGTAGGCGAAGATACATTTCTTTATGAATACACACTCCCTATAAGTGAATATCCAATAGTTCCTATTCCATATATGTATACTGGAACTCCATTTCCAATGAGTGCTGTATCTCCTTTAATTGGCAAACAGCAAGAACTTAATAAAGCTCATCAGATTATGTTGCATAATGCTAATTTAGCTTCTAATCTTAGATGGATGTACGAGGAAGGATCAGTACCTGAGGATGAATGGGAGAAATACTCTTCAGCCCCCGGTGCATTATTAAAGTACAGACAAGGTTTTACCCCTCCAACTCCCGTACTACCAGCTCCAATCAACAACGCATTTTACACGGTTGTTCAGGAAGGTAAAGCGGATGCGGAATATATCAGTGGTGTTCCGTCAGCTATGATGGGATTTGTACAGGAACAAACTGAGACATGGAGGGGATTATTAGCTAATGATGAGTTTGGTACTCGCAGACTTAAAGCATGGATGGGATCAGTAGTAGAGCCATGTCTAGAGCATTTAGGAAGAATATTCCAAGAAACGGCTCAAAGGCATTATACGGTAGAGAAAGTATTTAGAATAGTACAACCTGAAGCTGGGCAATCCCCACAAGAACAGGAAAAAGAAGTTAGAATCAATGTAAATATATATAATGATTATGGAGCGGTAATAGGAAGATTCAAAGATTATGCAACCGCAAGGTTTGATATAAGAGTAGTGGCTGGAGCTACAATGCCAGTAAATAGATGGGCTTTATTAGATGAGTATTTTAAATGGTTCCAGGCTGGACTAATTGATGATATAGCTATGATAGCTGAAACTGATATTAGAGGAAAGAAGCAAATTGTAGAAAGAAAGTCGGTAGTTGCTCAGTTACAAGGTCAAGTATCGTCTATGGAAGAATCTTTGAAAGACAAAGAAGGAACTATTGAGACACTAGAGCGTCAATTAGTGCAAGCCGGTATAAAGATGAAGGTAGGGGACGCATCTAATGAAATTAGGAAGGATGTTCTTGAAACAGAATCTCAACAGAAACTGTTAAGAGGCATAATGAAAACAGAATTTGATAAGATGAGACACGAAATGCAGACTGAATTTAAAGCATCAAAAGAGAGGTCTAAGGAAGCAACAAAGTAGTTGTAAGTTTTATTTTGTGTTGTTTAAGTTTTAATAATAAAAAGGAGACCGTATGAACGAGCAAGTAGGCAACGCCACTGAGGCCCCCGAAAGTGATAACATACTAACCGATACCCTTGACTCTGATAATTTCTTTGAGGAATTAGACAAAAGTGTCAATGGAGGTATAATAGACGAACCTTCGCCAGCAACCTCGGAAACAGAGAGTGATAACACACTTTCGAGCCAAAGTGAAGTTCAAGCAGATGTCCCACAAGAAGTGGAGACATTACAGAAACGGTATAGCGATTCAAGTAGAGAAGCACAAAGACTAAATGGACAACTTAAAGAAATTGAGCCTTATATGCCCATACTTGAAGCTATGCGAGAAGACCCCAACTTAATTTCTCATGTTAGGAATTATTTTGAGGGTGGAGGTCAGACACCTCAAACAATGGCTGATAAACTGAGTCTGCCAGAAGATTTTGAATTTGAAGCTGATGAAGCTTTTCAAAATCCCGATTCTGATTCTGCTAGAGTATTAGGAGCTACGATAGACGGTATAGTCCAACGTAGACTTAATGGAGCTTTACAAGGACAGCGAGCTGAGAATATGAAATTAGCAAGGGAAACCGATTTTCGTTCTAGACATGAAATGTCTGATGAAAAATGGTCTACATTTGTTGATTATGCAAAGTCTAAGTCTCTTGAACTTGATGATATATATTATCTAATGAATCGTAAGAATAGGGATGAGAAAATTGCCGATAACACAAGGCAAGAGCTTCAAGAAAAGATGCGGGAAGTTCAAAATCAACCGGGTTCACTTGCTACAGCAGGTGGAGCTCAGGTAGAACAATCACCTGAAGATTCGATTTTCGACGCCATTTTAGGTTCTGACAGTGAACTAGAAAAGGCTTTTGGTATTTAAAATATCTTAAGCCATTAACCCTTAATTAAAAGGTAATAAAATGGCTGATGTATTTAGCTTAGGTACTTATTCAGATGTAGCGAGTTACAGTTCTGATGGTACTTCAAAAGACACTGGCGACCTTAGACGAAAGTATAATTTCGGGGATAGAGTTTCTGAACTAAACATTGCTCAAGACCCTTTCTTCCGATTTGTATCTAAGATTGCTAAAAAGCCAACAGACGATCCAGAGTTCAAATTTACCGAACGCAGACCTTCTTATCATAAGCGATATGCTTATGTGATGGGGGCTGTAAATGCATCTGGCGCAGATTATTTTGGTGATTCTGAAATAATTGCTACTAACGATGCAGGAGCTGGAACTTCTGTTGCTCAAGGAGACACAGTAAAGTTGTATATGGCTGGCGATTATAAATCTGGCGGCAATCTACAAAATGTGTATGGAAATACTGCAAATGATTGGTCGGTTGGAGCAAGCGGGACAAGACCTGCTTTCTTTTTACCAGGCCAAGTAGTTAAAATCCCTATGACAAGTGAAACTGATGGAACTGAATGGGGAGAAGACTATATTCTCGTAAAGATAACTGCAGTTACTGATTCTCTTTCAAAAGATAGTAAAGAATGTGTTCTCATTGAAGGCACAATCGCAAAAGCAGCTGCAAGCTCAGGCGAATTTGCTGGATGGCATACTAATAACTTTAGTCCATCTGGTGATTCAGCAGGCGATGAAGTTGTTGCTGATAAAAGTATCGCATTGGTACTTGAATCAGCTCGTTCTTATGTAGTTGGATCAGCTCATGCTCAAGGTACTGGATATCCAGAAACTTGGAAAGATCAACCTTTCTCAACCGGATTTGGACTTACTCAGATTTGGAAAACAGCTATGGCAATGGATAACACAACTCGTGCTACCGTGCTGAAGTATGAACCAAATGAGTTTGCACGGATTTGGCGTGAAAAGTTGATTGAACATAAATGGGATATTGAAACATCATTGTTATTTGGTTCTCAGGGATCAGTTGATAGTGTTCAATATACTCAAGGAGCTGTCGATTTTATTGTTAATTATGGCAATATTTTCAGTGGTTCTGGAATGGGTTCAACTGGAACAAAATCTCAGGATGATTTTCTTGACGATATGAGCAATTTCCTTGATCCTCGATACAACAACGCAAATGCTACTTTATTTTTTGTTTCAACCGATGTATTTAATTGGATGCACAAATTGAGTGGCTATTTCTCAGCTAACGTACAAAAAGTTGGTACTCAAGGAGATGGTATTGGTAGAGCTGACTTTAGTATAGGCGGAAAAAAGAACGTATTTGGCGTAGATATTACACAGATTTATACTCCTTATGGGGTAATGAATGTGTCTCGTAATATTCACCTTGATGGAACTACTATCAAGATGATAGCGGCTAATATGAAAAATTGCAAGTATAGACCTCTTGTCGGTAACGGCTTGAATCGTGATACTTCAGTTTACGTTGGCGTTCAGACTCTTGAGAATAGTGGTGTTGACCGTAGGGTTGATTTAATTCAAACTGAAGCCGGTATGGAATGGCAGATGCCAGAATCCCATGCCGTCTGGAAATAGGAGGTATTAATAATGGGTATCCCTTTATATGGTCAAAATAAAGCTGGTAATGCTTTAGGAGCCGCTGCTAATAGTGCTGGCTATAAAGAAATAACAGTTGTAACAGCTGGAGACGCATCTCATACATTGTCTGTAGCTGACGCTGGCGTAGTTTTTATTAATTGCGCTCTTGCAAGTGGAGCTGTTATTCAATTGCCCGCAGCAACAACAGCCAATATTGGATTAAGATATAGAATACTCTTTGGAGGAACAATGGCAGCAGCATGCTCGATTGAACTTCCAGAAGCTTATTCAAATGTCTTCGTTGGTGTTATCACTCAAGAAAGATGTGGTAATGGTGCTGGCGTAGCTGAGCATGCTACTAATGTTAGAATGACTACAATCGTCACTAAGCAATCTGATGGTGAAAAAGCATTAGAACTTGACGAGAATGATGAGACATTTGGTGGAGCTATTGGAACTGATTTACAGTTTGAATACGCATCAGCAGATATTGTCGTTGTAAGTGGTACATCTTACGTTAATGTAGCGACTACCGCTCTTGATGGATTGCAAGCAACTTCATTCACAGGCACTGGCTGGTCATAATACTACAATCTGAAGTTCGTGAGGTAATAGCACGATATAAGGATTATAATATGGGGGGTCTCTTTTTGAGACCTCCCTATTGTATAAAACAGGATAGAATATGGGCGATGTAGCTGATTGCGCAGCAATAGAACTTGATATAGAAAATATAACTGGAGTGTCGGATGCTAATGATGATTTCATAAGGTCTGCTCAGAAATTTGTAGTTTCATCAATACCAAGTAATTTATTATTATTTGCTTCAAAGCAGTCCTCTACTTATACTGGTGGAGGGGGTGTGGCTGCAAATATTGATGGAATAGTAGAAGTTCAAAGGAATGGATATAGTTGCAAACAAATATCTATTCAAGAATCAAAATGGGCATCAGATTCTACAAGTTTAAAATATGCTACATCAAAACATCCAGTTTGGTGGTTTGATTCAAATGTTGTAAAAATACTTCCAGAGCCTTCGGGATCAGAGGATGGATATTATTATTATATAGATTATACTGAAATAAATGATGATTCTGATTTAAGAAACGCAGTTATATTTCATTCAGCTGCACAAGAATTTTCACAACTATCTACTGATGGATTGCCTACATGGACGAGTCCTTCGTTGCCAGTTGCTCCATCATCCCCAGATTTTGGGAGTGATTTAAGTATTTCATCTGTATCTCCTGCAGTTCCATCAATAACTGCTCCTACAGTAGATACATCTGGATGGAGTGCTCCTAGTTATACAAAACCGTTGTTTTCAGCTCCTTCACTTGGGTCAGTTGGTAGTTTGAGTTTGCCATCTGTGCCAGTTGCTCCTTCTTTAAGTACGACTACAGTTAGTTTTTCACAGCAGGCTCCTACATATATAAAGCCAGTCCTATCTTTGACTAGTAATCCAAGTATAACGGATTTAGATATCTCGTCAGCTTTGCCAATATCTCCTGCTTCTCCATCTTTTGATACTGGAGCAATATCAGTTAGTCCAAGCGCTCCGAGTTATACTAAGCCAATATTTTCAGCTCCTAGTCTTGGAAGTGTGGGGAGTCTTACTTTACCATCAAAACCTGTACCTCCTTCATCTCCTAGTTTTACTTACACTGATGCGAGCGTTACTGATATTATTAAACCTATAATTGGCATATCGGATATGGCTTCTATGACAGAGTCTGCTCCTAGTTATACAAATCCTGTTTTATCTTTAACGACAACTCCAACTATCACAGATTTGAACATAACTTCGATTTTGCCAACTCCTCCTACTTTAGATGAGAGTACGGTTTCGTTTAGCACAAGCGCTCCTTCATATTTACATCCTGTGTTAGAGTCTGGAACAGTATTTAGCTCATTTACTAGTGGATTGTCAGAGACTGACCCTGGTGTTTTTAGCGTGGTTTCATCCCCTCCATCGACTCCGACTGCTCCCAGTTATACGACTCCAGATATAAGCACAGTAACTGTTTCAAATTTAGGAGTGCCTCCTACCTATTCATCTCCGACTCAAACTTCTAGGGTAAGTTGGTTTACTTTTTATAGGGATACAAGTGCTGCTAATCCTTTTGCAGATAATGACCCGGGGGCTTTTAGTATTTCAGCTGTTGCTCCAGCGGTTCCATCTGATCCTAGTTTCACAACTCCAGATGTTACTTCAGTATTAGTTTCCAGTTTAGGGACAGCTCCTACATATACAACTCCAGCTATTGATGCTTCCGGTGGAGAGCTTGTAGACCTGCGAGATGATGATAGTCAGATTGATTTTAATGATTGGTTTAATATAGTGGGTGACTATATTGAAACAGAAGAAGATACTGAGCTTGCAGTCGCACAAATACAAAAAATTTCAACTTATATACAGGCATACTCACAAGCTATGCAAAATCAATTAAATGTTTTTAATGATGCGAATGTTGAATACCAGGCTAAGCTACAGGAAGGCATAAGGCAAGCTGACATCAATGCTCAGGAAGCTCAGCAAGAGGCTAATTTAAAACTTCAAAAAGAAAACCAAGAATATTCTGCCAAGCTTCAAAAATACAGTTCTGATCTCAATAGGTATCAAAATGATGTTTCTAAGGAAGTTCAGCAGTATCAGCAAAAATTATCTAGATATCAGTTAGAAGTAAATACATCTTATCAATCTTGGCAGAAAACAGAATCAGATAGCTTGCAACAGTATCAACTAGATATACAAGATTCTTTAAATACTTTTAATCAAGGCAATACAGATTATCAAACAAAATTGCAAGAATCTATAAAACAGGCTGATATCAACGCCCAAGAGGCTCAACAAGAATCTAATTTGTTATTGCAGCAGGAGAACCAAGAATATTCAGCTACTTTACAGAGGTATAGTGCTGATCTAAACAAATATCAGGCTGATGTAGGAAAAGAAGTACAACAGTATCAACAGAATCTATCTCAATACCAACTCGAATTGAGTACATCTATACAAGCTTGGCAACAAGAGGAAAATGAAAAAGTAGCGAGATATCAAGCAGAGATACAAAATAATTTAAATGCATTTAACAAAGAAAATGTTGAATACCAAGCTCAGTTACAGATAAGTATACAGAACGCTCAATTAGACTCTCAAGAAGATGGAGAGAAGATGTCTAAGTATTCTGGTGAGTTACAAGCTTATCAAAATGATGTGAATAAGCAGGTTCAGGAATATACTATAAATGAAATTCAGAAAGAGATAGCAATCTGGAATACTAATATTCAAAGCGATTTGCAGTCTTATGCATCAGATATGCAGAATGAACTCAATAGTTTCAATAAAGATAATGTTGTTTATCAGCAAGACATCCAGCGTAAAATACAAAATTTAGAAAAAGATACACAA